CTGCCGTCGAATAGGACAGTGCCAACAACAATTTCATTAGTTACAGCAGCAGCTCCTATAGCTTTCCATCCAAAATCAATAAAATTAGATACTGAATCTGACCATGTAAAAGTCATATATAAAACAGGTGTTGCTTCTATTACGGTTTGATTTATTGAAGTGCTTGTTGAAATGGAAACTGATTTATCCGTGTCAACATCGAACCAAGCCGTAAATGGCGAAATAGCTACAGTAGAATCATTTACTTTAGAAAATACACCACCATCATATATACCACGTTTTAAAATTTTACGGAGGAGTTTGTTAAATTGCTGCGCTTTCGCCTCTTCTTTGTATTGAAAACTTATGTTTTGTCCACCAAGATCGATTAATGACATTATAATACACCCAAATTATTATCTTCATATTTATATTTATTAGTAATTAAAATACTAAAAAATTAACAATACTAATAAAATAAGCAGATAGGATGTCACTCCGAAAGTGAAAGTGTAGAATATCCTACCTAAGAACCTCGTAGTTGCTTTCATTTCTGCCTATATTTTTAAAACTATTTTTACTAATAAATAAAAGAATGTGACAATTCTTAAATAAATCTACGAGGTTAATCAATGTCTGAACAAATTTTGTTGTTGTCTTATTATCAAAAAGGGGTTATCTATTTAATTGAAAATATTCAAAATCATAAAAAGTATATAGGATATACATCAAATAAAAATCCTGAAAAATATATTGAAAATCATTTTAAGGATGCTTTAAAAAGAAAAGATTTAAAGAAGAATCCAAAAGGAAAATATCTTTATAATGCAATACGAAAATATGGAAAAGAAAATTTCAAATGGAGAATTCTTGGCGAAGTTTATGAAACTTTCAATAATTCTTTAAAAGAAAATTTAGATGAGGCAGAAATTGAGTGTATCTATTTTTACAGAACTTTTGGTAGTGATGGTGAACATGAAGATAATATTTATGGATATAATAGAACAAAAGGTGGTGATGGAGTTGATAAAGGAACTATTCCATGGATAAAAGGATTAACAAAAAATACAAGTGAAATTATAAGAAGAAGTTCAGAAAAATTAAGTAAAACTCGAATTCAATTGTTTTTAGATGAGGAATTGATAGTATGGAATAAAGGTAAAACAAAAGAAACAGATTTAAAACTTCAAGATGTAAGTATAAAAGTTAGTGAAAAAATGAATTCTGAAAATTGGAAAGCAACTGTGGGAAAGGAAACTGTAGAAAAAACAAGAAGAACTAAAAATGAATCTAACTGGAAGAATACAATAGGAAAAGAAACCATTAAAAAAATATCAGATACAATGAATAATTCTGAATGGAAAGAAACCACAGGAAAAGAAGCAATTGCTAAAATGAAAGAAACTATTAGTGATCCTGTATGGAAAGCAACTACAGGAAAAGATGCAATTGAGAGCTATAAAAAGACTGTTCATTCAGAAGATTGGTTAAATACTACAGGAAAAGAAAAAATTGAAAAACAATTAAAAACAAAAAGTGATCCTATTTGGAAAGAAACTGTAGAGAAACCTGCAATGGAAAAAATTAGCAAAAAAAGAATTGAGGAAGGTATTGCAAAAGGTGGAAAAAATCCAAGAGCCAAAAAAGTTATAAATCTTGATACAAATCAAATTTTTGATTGCATAAAAGATGCTTCAGAATATTATAATATGCATAGAAATAATATCATAAAATGTTGTAATAATAAAAAAGAAACTTGTAAATTAGGATTTCATTGGAAATTTTTAAATTAAATTTATTTTTACAAGTAAATTTCCATACATTTTTGAATACCAATCGATATTAGGAAAAGTTGCATAATATAATGTTCCTGAATTTGCATCATGTAGAGATATTTCGCTAAATTTAGGAAATGTACATTTACTATCTAATTTTTTTCTAACATGTATTTGATTTATTTTATTATCTTCTATGTATTGCAACATTCCAAGAGAACCTGAAGTATTTGTTTTTAATGTTCCGACTAAATTTAATACGCCATTTATAGAAGAATTAAGAGTTGTTCGGGATGAATTACCAATTTGAATAAAATTGAAATTTATTAAACCACTTGAACTTGGTTTTACTATTATAGATTTCATATCTGCTGAAACTGTATTTGTATAATCAGTATAAGTTTTTGTTGAAACAATGCCACTACTATTTGTTTCAATTTCAAGTCTATGTTCAAAATAGGGTACTTCAGTTGCCCGTTTCATTTGTAACACATCATTATAAAATACTTGATTTGTTTCAGATGTTGCAAATATAGTATTATTCTCTATATATTTTGGTTTATAACTCAATAATAAATTTCGTAGTATAGTATAAGATAATGATGTTTGATCAAGGGTAGTAATCCATAATCCTGTTACAGAATCTAATGTATCATCAGGAGTTGGATCAAGAAAAAAATCTTGTACATGTAAAATTGTTGTATCAGTCCAATAATTATCAAGAGGTGTCCAAACTGTTCCACCAACTAATTGAATAGGATAAACGTCACCAGTTAAATTAAAATTATAAAAAATATATTTATATCCCGATCTTGTATTTTTAGAACTAATACGAGGAACAATGGTTGAAACTTCTCGCCTTAAAAAATATTCTGATGAAGTATAACCATCAAGACTTAATAAATTAAATCCGAATTCTGAAGCTGTATCAAACAATTCATCTTGTGTCATTAAATCTAAATCAAATTTATTTTTTAATGTATTAATTTGTTCTGTTTTTAAATCATCAACTATATTTTGAAATACTGTAATTAAATCACCCCAACGAGTATTTCGCATTATAGCAGGAAGAAATTTTTTATATATAATTTTTGACATGAATTTATTTTTTAAATATAGCTGATTGTAGTAAATACAAAATCTTCATCAACATCCGTAATTTGATATTTTTTTGGAAGTCTAATACAATTATTCATTAAGCCATTTCCATCTTTTGTTTGATATGACAAGTATAATAAATATCCATCAGGGTCAGTTGAACCTGGATTAGGAATATCAGGTACTAAACCACTTCCTGCTATTGTATAACTGTATTGATTATTTGCATAATTTATTGTTCCGCCTGTTATTGTAAATGAAGATGGCATATAGCTGTAAATAATAGTTCCTGATGAAGCACCAATTTGTTTTATTGTGCTCCATGCATTTGCTAATTTTTGTTTATACCAAATTTTAATTGAATTTGAAGTAAGAAACACTTGATCTTCAAGCACTGCTGTATCAGTTCCAACATAGGAAGGAATTATTGTTTCATTAGTAGCTGTTTTAGGTACATTTTTTTCCATGTGATATAAATCAGTATTATGATATACAATTGTAGGCACAGAATTTATTACGCTATTATAAGCTGATTCATAAATATTGGTTTGAAAATTAGTATTTAATGTACCATATTCTGCATCAACAGCATCTTTAATTTGTGTAGTAACAACATCGCTTGTTAAATTATTTATTTTTGCATTTACATCAAAAAAAGCATAAACTTTTTCCAGTGCTTGCCATGTTATTGTTTCAGTAGGACTTTTCTTTTCTCGTAAATAATTTAATTCAATATCAGTTTGTTGTGCAAGGGTTAAATCATCGCCTGAATTTGAGACTCCTGTTATATAAACAGTATTTAATTCAGAAGCTAATGTTGATCCCCCTACATCATTAATTGTCCATAACGCACTATTATAAACATAACTGACATTATCAATAATAGATTTCCAATCCGCTAAACTTCCACATCTAAAACCAGCTTGAAAAAGTGCTGGTGCATTATTTCTTACAGACTCAATGTCTTCAAAATCTAATCCATCTGAAATAGCTTCATTATTTTTAACGTATAATTGACTTGTTACATCTGTTCCATAAACATCATATAATGTAGATTCTATAGTGTTAATAACATTTAAAGATTGTATATTACCCTGATCTCCTAAAGTATCGGCATATTTTATTAAAACATATTGACCAGCACTCAATTTTGGTGCATAAACACCGTCACCAAAAGTTATTAATACTTTTGAAAAATCAGGAACATTTTTAACAGTACAATAATAAGCTGTTAAATCATCAATATAATATAGATTATCAGCAACAGTTACTTCGTATAAAATAGTTCCATCTGATTGAGTAATAAAAACATCAACATCATCATTATCAATTCCATAAGTAACATTTGTCGGAAATAATGAAATTACTTCATTAGCTATTCCTTGTGCTGCATATAAATATGATCGAGGTATTCCTTCTTTTACGGGAATAGTTTGATTACCAATTGTGTTTCTTACATAATTTGTTGTTTCAGTACAAAACACATTTGAAGTTCCTGTTGTATTTTTAAAATGTGTCCAACGTGAAACAGACACATCATTTAAAGTATTTACATAAGAACTGCTAAAATTTGAATCAGAAGATAATAATAAATTTCCAACAGCACCTATTTTTCTATGATAATTATAAGAAAGTAATAAACATCTTGTGGCAAGTGATTCAAATCTTTGTGCTAATGACCATGATGATTCACGATAATAAAATTCTATTATATAAATAAGTTTGTCTATAATATAAGCAATAACATCAATAATTCTTTCATAAACTCCATAATATAATGTATTTGCCCAATTAGATAGAAGTGAAAGTCTGTCCTTCATTTCTGTTTTTATATTATCAAATGTCCAAAGCATTGTTTAGAACCTCAATTAAAGATTAGCAGCAGCAAGAATAGAATCAAAATATATGTCTGATGTTGTAAAATTTATTAATTTAAATTTCGAGAAATACCAATAACCATCATCAGGATTAAATAATAATTTTTGACTGGGATCACCAGTTTTTTGTAATTGTATAAATCGCAATAAATTCATTTCAACATATTCAACAACAGAATATTCAAAATTTTGATACTGATAAGAAGTATTAGTATATATTGTTACTGTATTTGTTG